TAATTATTTATTATTAAATTGATTTGCTATTGAATAAAATTCATAGGTCTCATATTTAAATTTGTATTCTTTGCATCTAAAACAAAAGAACTTTGGACCTTTCTGTTCTTTAAACTTGAATGAACATTTATTACACTTTCTCATATTATTCAATTACTTTAATTTCGTTATCAATTATTTTACCTTCTAGGTCCACAATTGTATATCCATGACTTTTTAATAAGTTAATTGATTTTCTAATTTCTTTAATTCTCTCTTGTATTCTGTAATGTTCAAATGTTTCACTTTCTATCCAGCTCATAATTTATTTGTTTTTAAGGTTAATTTCTTTTAATGAATCTTTTATTAATTCTGTATACATATCTTGCATTTTAGTATTCTCTTTAGTTACCATATAAATTATGGAAGCTAAATCTCTAAATAAATCATCAATGTTCCAAACTAGACGTTTGTCATCATCATAATCAACGTAAAGTTCCCCATTATTACAATGCAAAGTATGTGTATTATAAATATATGTATGTCTTTTTGCAATATCTAACTGCTTCTGTAATTGTTTAATCTTTTCTTTTTGTGTCATAACTATTTAATTTTAGGGTTACAAATGTCAATTAATGTTTGCGAATATCCTTTAAAGATATTGTTTAAGGTTTCCCTTTCATTTTGTTTTAGTCTTTTGGCTTTGCTTAAATTGTGTTTAAATTGTTTTTGTTTCATAGTGTTTTATTTATTGTTTACTCAAATATATAAACATTTAATTAACAATAAAAAGTATTAACAAAACTTTAACAGAATCAGAGTGTCCTTATTATTGTGCGTACGCGTATACAAAAAATAATTGAGACTAACAAAATATTTTTGGTTTGGCTAATGAATTATTAGCAAAAGATATTTGACTAAAGAAAAGCAAAGTAAATTTATTGAATCAAAAAACCTACTATGTTTAAGAACCTACTATGTTTAATGATTAGGAAATACCTACTATGTTTAAGGGGAAGGAAATACCTACTATGTTTAAGGGGAAGGAAATACCTACTATGTTTAAGAGCTACCTAATGACATACTTGCCAGAGTTCTGACCTTGTATAAGAAATGTCAATCCATATCTAATAGCATCAATGTAATGTTCATAACCTATGTTAGGTTTGGTATTTCTTTCTTGCCAGACATAGTTATTAAGTTCTCTTACAATGCCATGAGACTTTCTATCTACTATAATCTCATAGTCTTGCATCAATGCGATTCCTGACAATATGCTTCCTTTCTTTTTTATTGTAGGTCTTATGTTTAAATCTCCTTTTTGTTTTATCTCTTTGATAAGTCTAGGTTCACTTGAGTCACATATAATTAAGTCAGCTCCACATTCCATCTTATTCTTCATTGCTATATCTGTAGTAGACAATCCTGCTTTACCATATATTTCTTTTACATATAATTTACCTAAAGCTTTATCTACTGATATTTTTACAAGTGTTGTTAAATCTACAGAGAATCCAAAATCCTGACAATAGCAGGTAACTTCTGTTTGTATGTAATCTCCTACTCTCCATCTCTTAAAGATAGCTCCTTCTGCGGCAGAAAGCCAACCACCAAGTATTTGATGTTCATACTTGTCTGGTCTCTTTAGTTTCATTTCAAATATCTGTTCTAAGAATGAATCAGATAAATTATCTTTATTGTCTTTGTAACTTGTATGTATGTAAGTAACCTTATTTGTTGAACCATTCCAGCCAGAGTTTACACCAGAGTTCTGAAAGAATCTTTGATATATCCAATGTTCTTTAGTAGTTGGATTTAATATAAGTATACATCTATTCTGTTTAATCTGAGACCTTACAGAGAAATCAATCTTATCAAAAGAAGATTCATCTGTTAGCTCTTCTGCTTCATCAATAACAAACGTTGTAACACCATTTAGAGACTTCAGGGCAGCCGTTTGATTACCACTTGATGTTCTGATACCTTTAAAGATTATTGAGCTTCCTGTGGTCATATTTATAATTTCATCTTTAGTAATTCTAAAATGGTCATTCACACCCATTAAATCTATCTTCTCAATAAACTCAGGTATAATAGATGTTTGTGCTGAAATCATTGTATACCTAGTAAACAAAACTTTATGTCCTTGTTCATAGGTTAATGACAATAAGAATACAGCTACACCAAATGATTTACCAGAACCTCTACCTCCAGTACATACAAAGTATCTACTCTTGTCTGTAAATAGTGGGCTGTATTTATCGTTTAGTTTTAAGTTATTCATTATTTAAATCATCCATATCTACTTCTTCTGATTCTATATCTATAGTATCTTCTAACTTCTCTACTTGATTTGCAGAAGCATAGAAATTAATTACAGGTACATCTAACTTCTTATTAGTATTGCCTTCACTACCATCTTGAGGTTTACCATATCTATATTGCCAAAGTAAATTCATGTGTGCAAAAGAATCTTTAGCTTGTTCTGCTAATGCTTTCCAAGCTTCTTCTTCACTACCAAATACATTCTTCATTGCATTCAACGCATAAATAGATATTCTCTCTTTCTTTGCTGGTGTTAATTGCGATGATGATTTAATCAGTTCTTTCTTTGTTCCATACTTATCACCCTTCTTCCTTCCATTATTCTTTCTGCCATCATTAGGTTTTATGTATGATGAGTTTTGTTTTGCTCTTCCCATCTGTTATATAATTTTGTAAATAGTTTCCATATCTCTTTACTAACTTCTTTATTAGTATATATCTCTTTTGTTATTGCTTTCTTTTCTCCAAGCTCTATACCAATTTTACATTTAGTTCCTTTGTTGTTTAAAGGTATAGGATATATCTTGTATCCTTTTTCTATACACCAACTTTGAGCTTTAAGATTGTAAAGTATCTCTCTCATGAAATGCCTTAGCAACTTTAACAATAGTATCTAGCTTATCACAAACATCATTAATCTTTTGCTTTGGTATTTCATTATACAAATCAACAAACCTTCTGTCAAGTAAACCTTCACTTTCCTTTACGTCCTTAATCTCATTCCTTAATTCTATATTTTCTCTTAGTAACCTAGAATAATTTTCAAATATACTTTCTATATCGTGTTTATGAGAAAACCTATAGTCTTCATAAAGGTCACTTAAATGCCTATCGTGTTGAATAACCATAGGGAATACATTATTTATAGCATGAAGGACAGTGGCATGGTCCATATTAACACTAGAACCTATATCTGTTAAACTTAATCTAGTATACTCTTTACATAGTTTAAAGTATAAAGCTCTTGCATATACATAATTTCTTTTTCTTGTTCTATTAGATAAGTTTATACCTAAGCAATTTTCTATATAAACTTTTATTTCTTCTGTTTGTAATGTTTTATTTGATTCCATTATTACTTTCTTAATTGATTAATACACACAGCTAATCGCTGTTCTCTTAAAGGATATTCTTCTCTCATTGTTGCATCTGTCATACATCTGCTTACAAAAGTATCTTCACTTTCTTGTGGTCTTTTCTTTGGTATTGGCATAATTTAATTTTATTTCTTGTTTACTTAATTTTTCACTCATTAATGTTAATATTCTAAAAGTCATTTGGTCTATTGCTTTTTGTATTCCTGCACATTCCCAATACATTTCATTGTTTTCATATTCTTGTAGTAAGTTTCTTAAATCATCTATAGATAGTCCGTCTTCCAAATCATACATAGATAAATTAAAATACTCATTTTTAATCTCCTCTCCCTTATAATGTTTCATGTGTTACATAATTATCCAGATTAGGTATTTCATCTTGAAAGAAATACTTGTACTGTTCTATTGCTCTATCTAATTTCTGCAATCCAGTTCTTATAAATTCATCCGAACAATCACATATCATTATGTCTTTAGTATCTTTATCTACAACAACAAATATAAAAGCATCTGCATCAAACATCTTCATATATAAAGCAGCCTGTAAGTCATAAGAAAAATGTTTTGCACTCCATCTAAATTTAGTTATGTCTCCTGTAGTTTTTAAATCTATAACAACATTGCCATTTAAAACATCTGCTTTACCTCTGAAAGGTAATCCTTCTATCATAGAAGCTTGAGGTACTTCAAACTCAGCTCCTTGTAATAGTTTAGTAACCTCACTGCATTTAAGAACTGAGTTAGCAATAGCATTAGCATTATTAAATTCACTTCTTGTATATACATTCTCTGAGCCTAATTCCAATACAGCCTGTTTAAAAGCTTTAGTAGCCTTAGAGCCATCAACTATAGTTAAGTCTTTTACTTTATGTGGTTCAAGTACAGATAAATGTACAAGTCTACCATCTCTTAGTGGTTGAGCATTAGAATTGATATTAAGCGATTTAAGGTATGCTTTAGGGCTTTGTAGTAGTTTCTTAGCTGAAGAGGAAGATAGTGCGTTAGAACCAAGATAACCATAGTAGAAATCGTCATCATACATTCTTTTTATAATGTCTATGTAGTTCCACTCTTTATTGTCAAATGTTTTTATCATAATTTATATTTTAAGCTAATATACATTTTTGTTAATTAAATGTTGTTAAAAGTCTGTTAAACTTTATATTCTTTTTCAATCTCCTTCTGTAGATTAGCTAATGCTCTCCAAGCTACTTTAGCTGAATGTCTTATACCATCTGAGTCTATTGTTCCAGCTTCAAGCAAATGTCTTGTAAGTGCATCTAATTCATCTCCAGATTTACTTCTATCCCAATGTAAAGGTTTGTCTGGATTATGCTGATAGTTTCCTGCATAACTACACTTAGCTACTTCTCTGATTGCATCAGGAAAGTAATTCAGTACTCCTGAGTAAACAGGTATTTTCTTTCTCTCTGTCATTATATATATAATTTACATTAATATCATAAGAAGAACTCATAGTCCACTTTAAAAGGATAGCTTTTTTATTTCCCATGTTTCTCCTAGTTTATTTAACACCTCTAATAATGGACCAGTTCTTTCTGTCCATTTACTTTTGTAGTAACATACCTCTACAGTACACTCAGTCAAAGGAATATCTCTTGTATCATCTTTAAAAGAGTGAACGACCTTTAGCACAATAGCTTTTTCCTGATTATGCCAAGAGTCATTTATCCTTTCTAATAATAATCTTTGACCAGTAGGAATCCTATTCCCTTTTCTTTTAACCTCAATTAATATTAAAGCATCGTTATTAAATTCAAGTACAGCATCAATATCAGAAGGATGTATCTTTCCGTTTTGTATGCCAGTAAAATCAATTACTTGCTTTACTTGTTTTGAGTTTCTTATTAAAGATTTATTTGTAGGCATCTACAACTTTCTTTAATCTCAACACTACTGTTCTAACACAAGAAGAACAAGATGAAGGTTTATTATTCTTACTAAATACTCTATTGCTTATTTCATAAAGATTCTTAATTTCTTCATTATTTAATACATTCTTATTTTTTGCAAACAATTCTACTAAATAATTGTATTCATCTTCAGTTAAGCACTCTAACTTATTATGTCTAAATACTTTATTAAGCTTTTCTTTTCTAGCATCACATCCACAATCTTCTCCAGCTATAAACTTAACTAGCTTTTTGATTCCTGTAGCTTCTGTAATCTTTTCAATGTCATCTCCTAATCCTTTTGATTTTGTTTCTTGTACTGCATCAAAGTTTTTCTTCCACTCTTTGTATGCTTTGGTTCTTTTGTCTTTTGGTTCTTTCATAATTTATTTATTTAAAGTAAATGATAATCTCCGTTTAAGTAATCTTCTACATCTTCTATAAACTTGTCTTTTAGTATAGCTTTATAATTCTTAATAGAATTAAATATACTTGTTAAACTAATGTTAGTTCCTTTAGATATTTGTCTTAAAGACATATCTCCTGAGTAATAAGTATTACACAATTTAGCATCATAGCTATGCCAAGAATTAATCTCTTTAGCTAACTTCATTGTTATTTTATAGAAAGCTTCTTCTTTCTCTGTTTCAGTATCTGAATATAAATACTCTGCTGTATGTATTGTATCAGCATCATCTGTTTCAAGATAACTGAAAAAAGTATATTTGTTTTTAGCTTTCTTGTAATCAGTATATAAGTTTCTTAATGTAACATAAATATAAAATCTATTTACATCATCATCTCCATACATTATTTTTCTTTTATCAGTAACAAGTCTATTTATTTTTAAATACATTTCTTGTACTATATCTTCACAGAGATGTTTAGGACATCCCATATTAGCAACCATCTTTACCCATAACAGATGATTCCTAGCCAACAATTCTAACATATTAGTATTTTAATATTAATGTTATTAAATTCTCTTTGTCATAGTATTTCTCAAGATTCTTTATCTTAACGATATTTTGGTCTTGTTCAAATACAATTCCTTCTAACGCATCCATGAATGCTTTGTTTAAATTGTCGTGTAAGTCTGGTTTTGTGGTTTTTGGAACTTTACCTGTTCTTCTCTTCTTGGGTGTAGATTTGAGATATTCAAATTGATATGATAATCTCTGTATTGTTATTTCTGTACCAGCAGGAATCATTTCAAATCCTTTTGGTAATTGAGCTATAGCTAAAGCTCTTATTGCAACTTGGTAATTAATTATTTTCTTAGGTTTATAAGCAATATTATTCCTGCCAATCCTGACTGATTGGTGTGGAACAGGTCTTATATTAAACGTAAGCTTTAGTTGCATCTATATTATTTTCTTCTATTACTTCATATAAGTCATCTACAATAGTAGGCTGACCTTGTTTATTTATTTTAAAGCTAAAACTATCAAAAGGAAATCCTCTACTCCTTCTGCATTTAACTGTAACCATTTCATCATTTACTGTGTTTAATTCTAATTGTATCTGTGTCTCTGCTTTCTTTTCTAGGTAACTTCCTAAATGTCCTGTTGGCTTTTCTGTTCCATAATTACTATGTATTACTGTAACTATATGACAATTTAATTCTTCAGTCCATTTCATTAACTTCTGAATAACCATACTAGATTCATCTAAATTGTTTACATCAGAAACTAAATCAGCTATACCATCTATAACAACTAATCCTGCATCCTGTACTTTATTATACAAAAAGTATTCTATAAAATTAAGCCTATCTCTATTGTTTAAAGTTCTAAGCCCAAAAGTATGATAACATTCATCACTCATTCCAGTCATATCTAAAACTCTTCTAAATACCTTGTGAGCATGAAATCTACCTTGTTCAGTATCAAAGTGTACTAAGCATCTCCCATCTCTGTGACCTAACATTCCTTTTGCATGACTATCTAATTGTCCTTTAAGATATACTGCTGAAAGTAAACTAACAAAGAATGTTTTCTTGCTTTTTGGTGGAGCAGCAATAAATGAAAAGTTTCCATAAGTACCTATTGGTATTGGATATATTTCACTTCCTGCTCTAAAGTTTCCCATGCTTATAGCTATT